TTCCTGGTGGTCTTCACGGAATGAAATACTTTTTTATCCGACAAAGACGAGGTATCAAACTGTTTGAAACTGAAAGAAATTATGATTTTGTTTATTGGGGATGCGACAAAAGAAAACTGATTGATAACATCGAAAGTGGAGATGAGAGACATACAGTTTTCAAACGCATTAAAAAAGATAACAAAATATCTTCCTACTTTATCGGCAAGTACAACTCAATTGTACCTGACAAAAAAATTGATTCGATGTATAATCTGGTTCCCATCTTGGAAGAAGGTAAGTCTACTCTTTGTTTTAATTGGCTTGATAGTAAAGCAACTACGAGTCGATATCATGAAGCTATCGCTTGTGATATTTTTCCTTTTGTATGGAAAAACTATGATGAAGACAACACTCTAGTCGCTGATCCTTGGCAGAGAGTTTCTTCTGTTGAAGAACTTTATAGTAAAATACCAGAGATTGAAAAATATAAAGAAAAAGTTTTCCTAAATTATATTAGTAAGCAATATTCTGAAGAGTGGTATTACGAAAGATTCTCTGAGAGATTGAATCAAATCATAGGAAATTGAATGGAAAATTGGACTGATGATGTTAAGAGACAATGGAAAGAATGGTCGGAAGCTAATCCTTCCGAGTCTTTCCAGACGATTGATGAAAAAGAACTGACCGAAAGAGTTATTCGTGAACTGTCCTATGTTTCACAAATGGACGTTAAAGAGTATACTCTCTATCAAAAATGGTGTGAAGTCCAAGAAAAATATCCCGTTGTAGAAACGAATACTCTCTTTGGTTCGGAAAAACAACTTGTGAATCCTGAACAAGGTGATATGATCGATCACATTAAATCGAATATCTGGAAGCCAACTAGCCCGGATGATTATATGAGTCTTGATCCATATCTTGAATGGACAGATGATTCAACAATCATTCAGAAAGAAACTGTTGATGGTGATACTGTCGATATCAAAATAAAAAGATCGAATCTTCCTGAGTATTGGAACACCGCTCGCACATTCATCTCAACGATGAAGAATAACAGCAACATCGGAAGAAATCTGAACTTCTTTGTTAAAGATCGTACATCAAAAAAATATCTCGGTGTTATTTGTATTTCATCCGACTTTCTCGATCTAACACCAAGAGATAGTTTTATCGGTTGGTCGAGAGAAATCAAAACACAAGGTCGAATGATTAATCATACTGCAATCGGTTCGACCATTGTTCCTTTTCAGCCTCTAGGTTATAACTATGTGGGTGGTAAACTTCTAGCACTGCTTTGTTTGTCTGATGAAGTTCAGCATCTATGGGAAAAAGTTTATGGTGATAAGCTTGTTGGTGTCACAACAACTTCTCTCTATGGTAAAACAAAAGCAAACGGTCTGAGCCAGTATGATAATCTGGATCATTGGAAGCCTATGGGCTTCACTGCTGGTTCTGTTTCTTTTGAACCAAGCAAGAAAACACGTAAAGACATTGAGCAATGGTTGAAAGTAAATCATACGCAAAGATATTTTGAATGGTATGTGGCAACCAATCCTGCTGGTCAACCTTTTAAAAGAGACCACAAGAATCGGTCGCTGAACTTTACCTACTCAAAGATGGGTGTACCAAAAGAATTAGTTCGCTCTGAACATGCGCGAGGAATTTATTTTACACCTCTGTACGATAAGACTTCTGATTTTCTCAGAAAAGAATGCAAGTTCGAAGATATGAAAAAGACTTTTGATAGCAGCACCGAAGCATTGGTCAAAATCTGGAAAGAAAAACATGCAAGAGGACGAATCGGTTTTCTGAAGAAGAAAGAAAAAGTGTCAGATGAAACCTTATTTTATGATGACCTCATTTACATGACTTGGGAAGAAACAAAAGATAAGTACCTGAATCAAGTAGGACGATAGTGTTGTATTTTTACAACAGTGTTGACAAAGCATTCTGAACTGTGTAGAATCGTTTCATAACGTGAGGAAACGAAATGCAATTCACCCAAGAATCTAAATCTCAACTAGCCAAGCTTATGGCTAGTGAGAACATCCGAGTCGAACATCAAAAGATTCAAACGGCTATGTTCGATTTGAAGAATCGCACACTCTACTGCCCTATCTGGGAAAATATGTCTGGTGAACTTTATGATCTTCTTCTAGGTCACGAAGTCGGTCATGCATTAGAAACTCCAGAAGAGGGCTGGCATAATGCAGTCATGGGAACTGGCAAGTTCAATAAAAACTTCAAGCACTTTTTGAATGTGGTTGAAGATTCTCGTATCGAGAAAAAAATCAAGCGGCGCTACCCTGGTCTTCGCCCTTCCTTTGTTAAGGCTTATCAAAGCTTGATCGATAAGGATTTTTTTGGCATTAAAGATCGAAAGATTGATGATATGCCTTTCATTGATCGATTGAATTTGTACACCAAAGCTGGTGTTAATCAAGGTATTACCTTTACTGATGAAGAGCAAATTCTCGTTTCTCAGGTCGAATCTTGTGAAACTTGGGAAGATGTTGTTCGTGTAACTGGTGCCATCTATGATTACTCGAAGGAAGAACAAAAAGAATTGATGCAGGAGCAGATGAAGAAAATCTCCTCTTCGTTCGAAGATATGGATGATTCTGACTTCGGTGATGATTTTGATTTTGATGATTATGGTGATGAGGAAGAAGATGAGTCGGAGGAAAGTTCCGATATCTCTAACAAGTCTCGCAAGTCCGATGATGGTGATGGAGAAGAATCGACCGAGAATGATGAATATATTCTAAATCGATTCAAAGAATCGTCACCTTTTTCTGGCGAGCGCAACTTCGAACCCGTTTGTGTTACAGATGAAGCTTTTCGCAATAATGAATCAAAGTTGCTTTCGAAAGAAAGTCGCGACTATGTTTATGTTGATATTCCTAAACCAATTCTAAACAAAATCGTTACTCCATATAAGCGTGTCCATGAGTTGATGAATGCATGTTGGACTCATGAAGAAATTCAACAGAAAATTTCTGAGTATTATACCGAGTTTAAGAATAAAAATGACCGTTACATTAGTTTGTTAGCCAAAGAATTTGAGATGCGTAAATCTGCATCGAAGTTCTCCAAACAGAAAATTTCTGAGACTGGCGATATCGATGTAAATCGTATCTACAAATATCAAATTGAAGATAATCTTTTCCGTAAACTTACAAAAGTTCCAAAAGGTAAGTCTCATGGTATCGTTATCATGTTTGATCGGTCAGGATCGATGATCAACTGTATGAAACATGCACTTGAGCAAGTTCTAATTTTGACCGCATTCTGTCGCAAAGTTAATATTCCTTTTGTGGTGTACGGTTTCGGAAATAATGTTGCTTGTCGTAATGTTGATTTTCCGAATGAGGGTATGGGTTTGAACGGATTTTCTTCCAACGATAAAGAATTGTATTTGACTCATGTTTACTTGCGAGAGTATTTGAATTCAAATATGAAAGCTTCCGAATACACTCGCTGTATGAAGAATGTTCTTGCGCTATCGAACTCTTATGGTGGTCGTTACTCGCGAACTATTTTTCGCCCCTATTCTGAAGAATTGTCCAATACTCCTTTGATTGAAGCAATGGTTGCTCTCGAACCTTTGACTAATGATTTTCGTAAGATGAACAATCTGGATATTGTAAATACAATTCTGATTCATGATGGCGATGCCGATAATATTCACTGTTACAATCTAGATAAGCATTATAAAATTTTTAATTCTGAAAAACAAAATGTTGTTTTGACTGATAAGAAAAATAAACTTCAATTCGATGTTGTAGGTGATAAACTTTTCGAATCTGTTTTGAGTTGGTACTCCAAAGTTACTGATTCAAAAATTATCGGTTTCTATATTACTGGCAATCAACATGAAACCCGTGAAGCGATTTTTCGGCGTTATCATGATGAAAACGGAAAACATATTCAAGAATTGTTTGAAAATCGTTTCTTTGAAATTAAAGAAAAATGCAAAGAGTTGCAAAAAATTGTTCGTGAGAATAAACATCTCGAATCGAATAACAAAGGCTACTCAAAATTCTATTTCGTTCCTGGTGATTCGAATCTTGCTGCTGAAGATTATGAATTGGATATTCAAGAGGGTGCCAAAACTAGCCAAATCAAAAAAGCTTTTCTGAAGGCTAATGTTAAAAAGCAAATTAGCCGAGTGTTCGTTAACAAATTCATTCAGCAAATCGCTGTATGATTTTTACAACAGTCTGGAAGGTCGCTTGACAGGACCTTCCAGGCATCATATAATGATCATATCTTCTGAGGAGTTTCTATATCATGAGTTCACGTGCTAATAAGCGCCAAATGGTTCTCGATCTTCTGTCTGCTTCTGGTAAAACCATTCTGAGTCGGCAAGATATTGCTTCGATTTGCTCAGAAAATTCTATTGCATTTCCTCACTGGTTCACCAATGATGATTCGAATCGAGTGAGTCGCGGTATGTTCCGTGTTCCTTCTTCTGCTATCGTTGAGATGGCTTCGACCGCTCAGGTAATTCCCATGAGTAAAAATACACAATCGGGTAATCGTATCTCTAGTGTTACTACCGATCTTGAAACTGAAGATTTGGTACCAAAAGTATACGATAACTATGTTCCTTTTGGTAACTTCAATGATTTGGTTTCTATCTTTAAGAGCAACCAATTCTTTCCTGTCTTTATTTCTGGACATTCCGGTAACGGCAAAACAATGTCCGTCGAACAAGCTTGCGCTAAAACCAAACGTAAGTTTGTGTGTGTATCGATGACTCCCGATACCGATGAGTCCGATCTTCTCGGTAACTATGTTCTAATCAACGGTCAAATGGAATGGCGTGATGGTCCCGTGACTGTTGCTGCTCGTCAAGGTGCTGTTCTTTGTATCGATGAAATTGACTACGGTGCTCAGAATCTCTCCTGCTTGCAACGGGTACTTGAAGGTAAACCCTTTCTTTTGAAGAAAAAGAATGAACTTGTTCGCCCTGCTGAAGGCTTCACTATCGTAGCCACTGCAAACACCAAAGGTAAAGGCAGTGAAGACGGTCGATATATGTTCACCAATGTTCTAAACGAAGCATTCTTGGAACGTTTTCTGAACACCTACGAACAAGAATTTCCTCCTGTCAAGGTCGAACAAAAAATTATCAAGAAGGAACTTGAATCATTCGGTCGTAAAGATGATGATTTTGGTGATCTTCTTGTTAACTGGGCTGATGTTATTCGCCAGACCTTCAAGGAAGGTGGTGTTGATGAGATTATTTCGACCCGTCGCCTAGTTCATATCTGCCGTACCTACTCTGTTCACGGCGATAAAGCTAAGTCTATCGAATTGTGCTTGAATCGATTTGATGATGATACTAAGGCTGCGTTTCTTGATCTTTACAATAAGCTTCAAAAGCCTGAAGTTGTTCAACCATCGGTAGAAAAAACTGACGAGGTTCCTTTCTGATAACTGTACCTGAGAACCTATTGACAAGGTTCTCAGGTTTTGTTATTATTTGTCCTAGAGCACTGCTCTTTTTAACTTAACTATGGAGATAATTTGATGACTAAAATGTCTGCTAAACAAAAAATGCTAAATGCCCTTACTAAAGCTGAAGGGTTTAATACTTTTACTGTAGCTTCTGCTCGTAATCGTTTTGGTGTTACGAACGTTTCAGCCCGTATTCACGAACTTCGTGAAGAAGGATATCCTATCTATACCAACCGCAAAACTCTTGCTGATGGTCGTAAGATTTCCTTCTATCGTATGGGCAAGCCTAGCAAAGAAGTTGTTGCTGCTGGTTACCGTTCTCTTCGTGAGAAGAATGTTCGCACATTCGCCTAATACCTAACTAATCCTTGATAAGGAGGCGATATATAATAGTATCGCTTCCTTATTTTTTATGGTGAATTATGGAAATTAAAGTAAAAATTGATGACTTGAAAAAAAGCAAACTGTTTATTGCAACACCCATGTATGGTGGCATGGCTCATGGCATGTATGTGAAGTCTTGTCTTGATCTTCAAGGTATTATGTCAAAGTATGGAGTCGAAACAAGATTTTCATTTCTGTTCAACGAATCTTTGATCACCAGAGCTAGAAATTATCTAACAGATGAATTTCTCCGTTCAGATTGTACCCATCTATTGTTTATCGATTCTGATATTCATTACAATCCTCAAGATGTAATTGCTCTTCTAGCACTAGATAAGGACGTGATTGGTGGTCCATATCCGAAAAAATCAATCAACTGGGCTAATATTGCTGAAGCTGCAAGAAAACATCCAGATATGAACCCAGGTGAATTAGAAAATCTTGTTGGCGATTATGTATTCAATGTGGTAAAAGGAACTCAACAATTCACTGTCACTGATCCTCTAGAAGTTCTAGAGATTGGTACTGGATTCATGTTGATCAAGCGGCATGTATTCGAACAGATGGAGAAAGCTTATCCACAACTTCGATACAAACCAGATCACGTTGGGCAGGCACACTTCGATGGCTCACGATATATTCATGCATACTTTGACACTATCATCGACACTAAAGAGAGTGCAACAGGTGGTGGTTCTGACCGTTATCTTTCTGAAGACTATATGTTTTGTCAATTGTGGAGAAAGATCGGAGGTCAAATCTATTTGTGCCCTTGGATGAGAACTCAGCATATTGGAACATATCCTTTCACTGGCAATATGCCTAAGATTGCTGAACTTACTGGGAGACTATGATGAAAGATGATCAATATGAACTTTTTGAGTCTACTAATGTCATGGATGAAGTTGCTCGTTCACAAGTAGCCACTGAAGGTGGTAGAAAGTTTGATGGTAGTAAATTAGAATATGGGCTTCTTCCTCCTCTTGCACTCAAAGCTACCGTTGATGTATTGACATTTGGTGCTCAAAAGTATGAGCGTGACAATTGGAAATTGGTGCCAGATTCTAAGCGTAGGTATTTTGATGCACTACAACGACATTTGTGGGCATGGAAAGAAAATGAGAAACTAGACCCCGAATCTGGTAAACATCACCTAGCACACGCTATGTGTTGCTTGATGTTTTTGTATGAACATGATATACTGTATTCTGTTGATAAATGATGAGGTTATATAATGAAACTTTCTAAAGAAACTCTTTCTGTTCTGAAAAATTTTGCATCGATTAATGATGGTATTGTTTTTCGTTCAGGAAATATTTTGAGAACTTGCGATACTCAAAAGCAAATCATGGCTGAAACAAAAATCAGCGAAACGATTCCTTCAAACTTTGCAATTTACGATTTGAATCGTTTTCTTTCCGTGTTGTCTCTACATGATGACAATACAGAAATTGAACTGGATGATAATAACAAGGCTGCAAATCTCAAGAGCGGAAAAAAGCGTACCAGTTACAAGCTTTGCTCTATTGAGATGATCAAGAATGCACCAGATAAAACTATTTCTATGCCTTCTGTTGATGTATCTTTCACCTTGTCATCAGACGATCTTGACACTGTTTTGAAGTCGGCTTCCGTATTGGGTAGCCCACATATTGCTATCAAATCTGATGGAACAAAAATTGTTGTTGCTCAACTTGACAGCAAAAATTCATCAGCACATTCAAGTGAAATCGAAATCGCTGATGGTGATGGCAAAAAATACAATATGCTTTTTAAGACGGAAAATCTTCGGATGATTCCTGGGTCTTATCAAGTATCAATTTCTTTCCGTGGTATTGCAAGCTTCAAACATACTGAAAAGGACATTCAGTATTGGGTAGCAACTGACATTGGTTCGACAAACGAATAATTTTGTGACTTTTTATATTATGAGGTATCATGGAACATATACTTTGGACGGAGAAGTATCGCCCACAGACCGTTAATGATTGTATTCTTCCCGAAAGGCTGAAAAAGCCTTTCGAGGAGTATGTAAAAAGTGGAACGATTCCACATTTGCTTTTGAGCGGTGGTGCAGGTGTCGGTAAGACAACCATTGCTAAAGCTATGTGTAATGAAATCAATGCTGATTACATCATCATTAACGGTTCTGATGAGTCTGGTATCGATGTATTTCGTACCAAGATTAAAAACTTTGCTTCGACCATTTCTTTCACGGGTGGTCGCAAAGTCATCATCATCGATGAAGCAGATTATCTAAATCCCAATTCGACACAGCCAGCACTTCGTAATGCTATGGAAGAGTTTGCTGAGAATTGCTCCTTCATCTTCACTTGCAATTTCAAGAACCGAATCATCGATCCTCTACATTCGAGGTGCTCTGTTGTAGACTTTACTCTTCGCAATGAAGAGAAGGTTCAGATGGCAGGGCTTTTCTTCAAACGAATTCACAATATTCTCAAAGAAGAAAATGTAGATTTTGATAGCAAAGTTATTGCTGAAGTTGTCAAGAAACATTTTCCAGATTTTCGTAGAACCATCAATGAACTTCAAAGATATTCTAAGTTCGGAAAGATCGACTCTGGAATTCTTGCACAGATTGGTGATGTATCAATTCAAGAGGTCATCAAATATCTGAAAGAGAAAGATTTTGGTGCGCTGAGAAAATGGGTAGCAGCGAATGATGTTGACCCGGCAACACTATTTCGTAAGCTTTATGATAACTTGTATGAATTTCTACAACCTCAAAGTATTCCTCAAGCGGTGATTCTTCTTGCAGACTATCAGTACAAACAAGCTTTTGTTGCTGATGCTGAGATTAATACTGTAGCTTGTTTGACGGAACTGATGGTGAGTGTGGAGTTTAAATGATGAAAAATAACAAGCGGTCATGGTCCGATAATGCAAATGAATTAGGTCTTCTTGGTGAAAAAATTGTCATGAATATGATCAATCGAAACACTCCTGGGCTTATTATTGAACAATCGATAAACAAGTTCGATAGTGAAAAAGATATGATTGTTGATGGCAAAAAAGTTGAAGTTAAAACACAAACCCCATTTGTGTTTAAGAATTGTTTTTCTTTCAGACCTAATCAACTGTACAAATGCAGGAAAGTTGATGTTATGTATATTGTTTCTGTCCCTCATTTGAGATTTAAGCATTTCTCTGATGGATATGTTTATAAAGTTGACCCGAAAAAATATACAACAATTGAATACACTACTAAAAATGGTCTTCGAATGGTTGGTATCCCCATCAAACAAGATGCATTAGTTCCTGTTTATAAAATGACAACTGAAGAAATTCAAGAACTACAGAAATATAGCAATACGGATTATTGATAATGGCTGACTTGTTTAAAGATATCATTTATAGCATTCTGCAAACTAAAAAAGATGTCCTCGATAATGAAGCTGACTATGTTCCATATGTGGTAAATAAAGCACTATCTTACCATAAAGATTGTGTTCTGTTTGCAAATGAGATGAACCGTAGACATTTTTTAGATAAAAAAATGCAGAATGATTTTTTACTAAATACCGTCAGGGCAAGAAAGCGCCCTTTCAATAAGTG